CCTCCACTTGGCGACTGGATATAATCCGTCCAACCCATCTGTTCACAGATTTTGGCGTTAAATTCATCCACCTCATCCGCCACGGCGTCATGTTCCAGATTCCAACCATGTTGCTTGGCGAGAAATGGCTGGCCCAGGCGATGGGCAATCAGGGCATTTACCAATACTTCAAAGGAAGCATTTTTGGGTTCGCGCCACTTGGTTTCCGGCTGATAGAATCTGAATCCATTTGGGATGAACTTCTGTCGAGATTTGAGTCGTGTCATGGAATTGATTTAACACAATAATGGTTGAAAGCAAGTTACATGGGTGTAATCTTGCCTTGCTTGATGCTACGAATTCTATTGCAGACCTACCGGAAACATCATCGTCTGTCGTTGCGGACGATGCAAAAGCTCACGGGCGTTTCCCATGTAACCCTGCATCGGTTTGAGCAGGGTAAATCCATCATCCATTCAGAACTGATTAAAATCTGGCAATGGATGATGTCACGAGAGAAATAATTATGCCGATCCAATCGCAGGCGCAATGGGGCTTTCTAGGAGCGCATTATCCGAAGCTGTTGCACAAATGGCAGAATGAAGCCCCCCGTAAATTCAAACAACTGCCCAAAAAGGTCAAACATGACTTCTCCAAAACCAAACCCGGTTACATCAACAAAATGCGACGATCCGATACGGCTGACAATTAAGTGGCATACACCAGTTCGCCGTTCCGCCAGAATTCTTCGGATTTCTTGCGAAACTCCGTGCGCCAGTCCTTGCCCCGTCGCTGGTATTCCGAGGACAATCGCGCAATCTGAAATCCGCGCTGAATAGCTCCGTACAGGCCCACCGCCACCGCGTCTGCGCAATTTTGAACTAAAATTCCGTTTGCGTAATAAGCATTATGTTCCAGCAGGGTAAGATTATAGACCTTTACGAGTACGCCACCGCCACTTGGCCCCACAACTACGCGAACAGGTAAAGGTTTCTTCATTCTTATTCCCCATAAAGTCTTTACCGCACACCACACAATTTCTTTTATCTGTGAAATTGCGCCGCCATGTGTTTTTATTGTTGCATCGCTGGGAACAAAATCGAACCACCTTCTGAATTGTAATGTCTGTGAATGTCCGGCCACAGATAACGCAAACATGTTTTCTTGGTTTTCTGTGTTTCCACTGGTTAATACTGTGTTGGGAGTGCCATTTTCGCCCCTGCGAAGTGCTATGCCACTTGACGGCAGCGGCGATGGCCTTTTTGAGATTTCTTCCATTGACCAATCGAAACTCTGGATCAAGAAATCGTTTAACCATGTGATGACGGGAGTGCTCATGCTTTTCAACCAGTTCCAGATTTTTGATTCGGTTATCACGCCAATCGCCATTCTTGTGATGGATGCAATGACCGGGGGGAATAGGGCCATTGTGCTCCGACCACACGACTCGATGTAGAAGTCTCTCGATCTTGCGTTTGGTGCTACGGTCGCCAGAATAGTATTTACCACGGCTTTGAACCCAGTATTTCCGGCCCTTGTAAATAATATGTTCAGTAGTTGCCATACCGATAGGAATTTATCCGTTTCCACTCGATCTGTCAACTGAAGTTCAGATAATTCCACCCAGCCACGTTCCCATGTAAAAACTTTATGTTTCGATTTTCCGACAAGTGTTTTCCCATTGGAGAATGTGACGGATGACAGTTCAGATGTTTCCGAACAATGTATTGCCACCACTGGCGATTCCCCAAAAGGCGTATGTAAAATATCACCAATCTTGATGTGCTCGATTGCCACATCTCCTGATGTAGTTTTAACGGTTGTACCAGCCACAAAACAATCAGGAGATCGTCCGCTCTTTTTCTTCATGTCAGCCTTCGGCTCGACTTCAATCTTGTTTTTACCAACGGTTTTCCATTCCCTCGATGCAAACTCATTGATGATGTCTTCCGTCAAGCCGCGCACCTGACTGGACTCAACCGCCAGCCGGACGGAATACCAAAGCTCGGTGATGAACTTGGAATAGTAATCCCGGCAGTTCACAGAAATATCATTGGACACCTGCCGGTCGGATGGTGTCCCACCGCAATCCACCGTGTTGACATCATTCGACCAAAGCCGGGCAAAGGCACTCACCAGCGAAGTCCGCATACCGGCATCGAAGAAGAAATTGGACGGTTCGATTTCACGCACGGCACACTGGTCGCGGACGAACGATACGATTTGATCTTCCGGCAACTCGCCAATACCGGGATTGATCGGCACCAGTTTGGTTTCAATCAGGGCAATGATTTGACGGCGGTTTTGCAGGTTGCCCGTTTGTGAAATCAGCGAACTGACATTGATGGCGGCATTGTTGACCGGCACTTCCTCGCCAAACTGCAATTCGCCAAAGATACAGCGGTCGCCGCCCACACCACGATAAGCCGCATCCAGAAACGCAATCTTGGTGCGGTTAAGGTTCAACCAGTTTGGCGTGTCCAACGCATGAAACTTCACGCACATTTCGCGCGTCAACACCCGGCGCGATCCCTGACCACGCGGCATCCGACCCTCGTTGAACATGGTGAACCACAAGCTGTCCTTGCCGTAGAATGACACATCCCGATCAATCTGTTCCTGCGTGATGAGTGGAATGCCAAGTTTGCCATCGAGATTCGGTGAGTCCGAACCGGGCAGTTGCAGACAGATGCCATTCGGCCTGCGTATCTCCCAGGTCTTGGTCCCCGGCGTCTGATCTATGCCACCATCCCAACCGCCCAGATGCGAGGCAGGTTCGGCCAGACGACCCAGAGCGTCGGTGGTGTCTTTGGGATTACCCAGACCGATGATTTTGAAATCCGCGTTCTTGTCCAGATTGGAAATTGAATCCACGAAAGACGGCGGCAACAGTTGCAATTCATCGCCCACCAATCGCACCCGCTTGTTCTTGATGCCGATGAAAGCAGCGAGTCCCTCATACGCACCACCTTTGTACGCCGCAACCCCGATAAGCCCGTTCCTGAAGTCGCGTCCTTCCGATGCCTCAAGTTTGCTGTCGAGCAGGATGCGTTGCCGGCCTTCAATGAGATGACCGGGCAGCCACGGGAACCGTTCCTTGGCCAGCCGGAAGAACTTCTTGACCTCGCCCCAGACACGATCTTCCAATCGCTCACGGGTGGTGGAACAGAAAAGGCAGGTGGTGGCGTTGGACCAGACGAACCAATCCGCCAGAACATTCGTGGCGGCGTCTAAAGTTTTTCCCGAGGAGGCAGGGCCTATGACGACAACGGTTCGGTGCGTCAGATAATTTTCCAGTTCCAAAACACTCCATTTATGCCAGATTTTTTCCGGCCAGAGAATCTTTTGGAATTGCTGGGTATGAAAGAAAAGGCCGTTGCCGACCATCTTGCCGTTGTTTCTTTTCCAACGGCCACCGTGATTGATCATCTCCATTTCAATCTTCAGCGGTGATATGTAACTATCCCATTGCAAGCCGTATTTTTCAATCCGTTGAGTCATGCTCTTGTATTTACACCATGTTAGCTTATGGTTCACTTAATTTATATGGGCGCCACGAATAGTTCGGTCAGCAAACCTGATGGTTCAATGTCATGGGCTTTGGGTGTGGACAGCATCAAAGCCACCACGATAGCGTCAGAAGCCAATCCCAACGGATTAACTCGAAACTCACTTGCCTGGTTGCAGAACGGGACCGTGCGGGATGGTGGGATCACGCAACGCTGGGGCTGGCAACCGTTGTGCAAGATTCACGATGGCGGGGTAAAGTATCAGGGCGGGGCCATGTATCAGCCGGATGCGGGCAATCCTTATCTGATTCTCTCGATTGGCGGGCGCATCATCAAGGTGGACCCGGACACCTGCACTCCGTTGGAATTGAATTACGGAGCGGCCACAGTGGGCCAAGTCACGCTACTTAATGTCAGTGACTCCGTAACGACCGCGGTATCTGGTTACTCTCCCCTCTGGGGCTATTTCCACTTCACTACGCCGCCGGTGGGAACGTCCGTCACTTTCGATGTCAGTTCACCTTACACAGGAACGGTGCCCACGGATGTAATCTTCTGGGAAGGAACCTACACCATCACGGCTTTTACGGCTTATCCGGCTCCGGCACCTCCAGCGAATCCGATGAATCCATCGAACCCGGACTATGCTTATTTCTGTCAGGCGGAAAAGTGGCTGGTAATTCAGGCAGGAGACGGGGCCACCCTCCCGTTGTTCTGGGACGGATTGAATCTGATGCGATCTGTTGGAATTACTAATGCTGCCGTTATTCCTGGGGTTCCTGGCACTAACCAAATACCTGCGGCCACGGCGATGGACTATTACATGGGTCGGCTCTGGTATGCCAAGGGCCGGGTTTATACCGCTGGTGACATTGTGGGCGGGAATTCTGGCACCGTGGCCAATGGTTATCGTGATGCGGTTCTAAACGTAACCGAAAGTCCGCTGGCGATTGGTGGGGATGGATTCATTGTGCCGGACAATGCTGGCAACATCGTGGCCCTTAAACACTCGGCCAACATGAATACGCAGTTGGGTCAGGGTCAACTTTACATATTCACGCGCAAGGCGGTTTATGGTCTTACCGTTCCAGTAAGCCGCATTGATTGGATTGCTTCTGGATATGCTCCTTTAACTACTGGTGGAAGGGTTGGTTATTTGAATGAATCCGGGGCACCACTTCAAACCGTGGTGCAACAAGGCAACGGCGCCACCAGTGACCGCAGTATCGTGTCGGTTAATGGCGATCTCTACTATCAATCCTTTGAACCGGCCATCCGTTCACTCATTACCGCCGTCAGGAATTTCCAGCAACCGGGCAACATAGACATCAGCGCCAACGAACATCGCGTCTGGCAATTCACCGACCGTAGTTTGCTCGGTGGAACTTCCGGCATCTATTTTGACAATCGCCTGTTGATGACCTGTTTGCCGCGCCAGACAACCAATGGCATCGTCTATCAGGCTATCATGCCACTGGACTTCGTGCCGGCATCCACGTTGCAAAGTCCAACTCAACCGGTTTGGGAAGGCATTTATGAGGGGTCAGATGTGCTTCAACTGTTCACCGGCGACTTTAACGGTAAAGAGCGGGCTTTTGCCATCTTGTCCAGTCGCACAGACAATTCCATCTGGCTCTGGGAACTGACTGTGCCCAGCAAGTTCCAGAATGGCGACAACCGGGTTGATTGGGTTGTTGAATTTCCAGCGTTCAACTGGGGCGACGAGTTCGCCCTGAAACGATTGGTCAGCGCCGAGCTTTGGATTGATCGGATTGGCAGCCCAATGGATTTCTGGATGGATTACCGGCCCGATGGTGAGACGTGTTGGAAGGAATGGCATCGCTGGAGTATTTGCGCTCCCCGTGATACGGAAGAAGCCGGTGGACCAAGTTATCCGGCCTATCCCTGTGGCGAATCACACCGGGCAACCATGACGTTACCGTTACCGCCCGCAAGTTGCATTGCCGCCTCTGGTCGGCCATCGGATATTGGTTATCAATTCCAATTACGGTTGACAATAAAGGGTTATGGACGTATTCGGGGACTGTTGGTTCATGCCGTGCCGGTGGAAAGAAAACTCTACGAAGGGAAGATGTGTTGAGTTATGGCGTCGTATTGTCCAATTCCGTGTAATCCGTGCGTTGAACCGGGATCGCCGATTTCAAATTTTTCGGCTGAAACCATTGATTGGATCATAACCAATCCACCAACCGGTTGTGTTGGATTACTATGTGACCCGCCACCACCCAGACCGTGCCTTTGTCCTCCCGGAAATCCAACGTGTATTGATTGCAACCCACCCAATGATGATGGTAACGACCCACCCCCGCCGCCATTCAATCCTGTAATTCCACCGGGAGGGGACCTGATTTTGCCTCCCTACATTCCACCTGATCCATCGCCGCCTGTAACACCAGTCGTGCCGCCATTTGTGCCGCCAGCAGTTCCAACCTACTCGTATTTCAACAATGAAGTTGTGCGGACAAGAACATGCACCAACAGAGATTTCACTTATACGGCGGTGATTGCCAAAGGAAGATTTTCCGGTCCTACTCAGGCCGCTGCCGATGCGCTTGCCTATGCTGCTGCTGGTGATGAGTTGGATAAAATGGTGATCTGTTTTATTTGCTCCATTACCAATATAAAAACCTGCGTTGGAATTACAGCATGGTATGGAGAAGAAGGATACGAAGAACAACCGGAAATTGATACTTGGTGGAGAATTGAAGCACATGTCGTAAATGGCACCTTATCATATAGCCTTGTCGCCGGATCAATTCCCCCCGGAATTACAGTGGTTGATATGGGAGATCATTTGCTGTTAAAAGGTTCTCCTACTACACCGGGACTTTATTCTTTTACGTTTCGCGCAACTTCAAACTTCGGCTATTGGACAGAGGAAAATTATGAAATGATGGTGTTTGGAGTTCACGATGAGCGACCACTTCCGGCCTATTCGATTGATGACGCCTACTATTACAATTTTGATGGTGAGGGACCGGGGATTGGTGGTATTGCCATTGTTTGGGAACTGTTGGATGGTTCCCTGCCCACAGGTCTGAGTCTGGATTCGAGTTCTGGAATAATCACCGGCACACCCACGACTGACGAGGGGATTGTGTCATTCACGATTGGCATGAAGTTCAAGCCAACCCCAGCATCATCTTACATGGAATGTCAGTTGGAATGTTCGATGTATTACAGTCCGTGCGGCAAGGCGGTTGAGACGGTTAATGACATTTCGTTTTGCGAGATCAAAACCAATACTGGTGGGGCTGGAAATTCATCAAATTACACTACTGGCGGAACCGGCGTTGTAACGCTGCACTCGGAATCTCTGCTGAATGGTTGCAATGAGTATTTGTTCTTTTCGATGTGCAACCGGTCTGGGATTGATGCCACGTTGAATTTTGACATTGCCGACGACTATCACAGTCCTTACTCGCCGCCGAACGCAATCGTCGAAATTGTTTGTGTCAGTTATCTATCCGATCCGACGTCATTGGTGGTGGCGGGCGATGATGCCGCCACTGATACAAACATTGCCAACTACGTAACCGCATATTCTCTTGAATATGTCATCGGCTATTA